AATCCAATGCCAAGGAAATGGTCTTCGACAAGCTGGGCACATCGTACAAGGTCGAAACGGCGGGAGGGCGCGGGGCGGGCAGATCGGAAACGGTTCACTTCCTCCATCTTTCTGAGTGCGCCTACTACCCGAATGCTGAGACAACCATCGTGGGCGTGTCCCAGGCTGTTCCGCTGGCCCTGGGCACTGAAATGATCCTAGAGTCCACATCATCGGGGCCAGCGGGCCTCTTTTACGAGATGGCCATGGCTGCCTACTCAGGGGAAAGCGACTATCAACTGATCTTCATCCCCTGGTTCCAGACGGAAGAGTATCGAGTGGACCCCCCGGCCAACTTCAAGTTGACCGATGATGAGGCCATCTATGCCGAGGCCCATGGCCTTACCGAAGGCCAGATGGCATGGCGCCGGTCCAAGATCGTGGAGCTGCGGGGAGCCCACAACTTCGCCCGAGAGTATCCAGCCACGGTCCAGGATGCTTTCCGGACGGATGCGCCCGGGGCACTGTGGAAAATGGCCGAGATCGCAGGCCAGCGGGTAAAAACCTATCCGCCTTTGGTCCGCATTGTCGTGGCTGTGGATCCTTCTGGCTCTGACCGCAAATCCAGCGATGAACAGGGGATCATCGTGGCTGGGCTGGGTGAAGATGGCAACGGTTACGTCCTGGCTGATGGCTCCGGCAAGCGAACCCCGGATGAATGGGGCCGCAAAGCCGTGGACCTCTACAACACCTGGGAGGCTGATCGGATCGTGGCCGAAGAGAACTTCGGAGGTCAGATGGTGGAGGCCACGATCAGGACTGTGGACCCCCGCGTGAGCTACAAGCGCGTGGTCGCGTCCAGGGGCAAGAGACTGAGGGCCGAGCCTGTGGCCGCGCTTTATTCTCAGAAGAAAATCTTCCATGTCGGCTCATTTGAACAACTTGAGACTGAACAAACCACCTGGGACCCATTGAAAACGGGCAAGTCCCCCAATCGAGTCGATGCCTTAGTCTGGGCCATCACCGAGTTGATGTTGGGTGGGGGCCGGGGCATCACATCCCGGATCATGGACATTTAACTCGCAGGCCCTATAATAAAACCATTGGCGCTATGCCAAGGGCATTACTGCTTTTACCCGGTGATTCACGGTTCGCGAATCATGAATCATGAATCATGAATCGTGAACAAGACCCAGGAGACACTCCCATGGCCCAGAATCAATCCAAATCTGATGTGCGTACAACTTCCGGCGCCTATCGGGTCATGGAACCGCGCCTCAAAAAGATCAATGCGCTGATGGGCGGAACCGAGACAATGCGCCTTGCGGGCCGCGATTACCTACCCCAATACGCCCGAGAATCGGATCGCAATTACACGACCCGCCTGAACCGGACGGTGTTGTTCAATTATTTCCGGCGCACGGTCGATTCCATGGGCGGCAAGCCGTTCGTGGAGCCTGTTCGCATGGAAGGCTACCCTCCCGAGCTGGAGGCCCTCCAGGATGACGTGGACCGGCAAGGCAACGAACTCACGGTCTTCGCCCAGCGCTCCTTCTCGGAGGCCATCGCCAAAGGCATGACCGGGATCCTGGTGGATTACCCCGACATTGAGGCCGTGACCCTGGCCGACGAGATGGAGGCGGGGGCGCGCCCCTTCTTCCAGATGATCTCGCCCGAGAATATGCTGGCGGTCTACTCCTCCATGGAGGAGGGCCGAGAGGTCATCACCCTTGCCAAGATCCTGGTTCAAGATATTCAGATGGTGGACTACGCCGAGATAGTGGTCGAAAAGGTCATCGTCATGAAGCCCAATACCATCGAGGTGTGGGGCCAGAACGAAAAAAAGACATGGACCTTGGAATCCTCCAGGGACAACTCCTTGGGCGAAGTCCCGCTGATCATCTACTACGCCTCCAAGGAAGCGAACATGGTGGCGCGGCCTGTTCTCCAGGATCTCGCTGACAAGAACATCGAGCATTGGCAGTCATCCAGTGATCAGCGCAACATCTTGACCGTGGCGCGGTTCCCGATCCTTGCGGGTAAGGGCCTCACTCAAAAGGAGCTGGAGGGCGTGACACTGAGCCCTAACCAGCTCCTGGGCTCTGAGAATGCCGATGGCGAGTTCTATTACGTCGAGCACAGTGGCACAGCCATTGCGGCGGGCCGGTCGGACATGGAAGACATCAAGGCCGAGATGGCGAATTTGGCCATGGACCTTCTTGTGAAGAAGTTCAGCCGCGCCACAGCCACAGAAAAGTCCTTGGACGCGGAAGAAGCGTCCAGCTTGCTGAGGATGATGGTTCTGTCGTTCGAGGACGCGATGGAACGGGCCTTCTATCTGGCTGGCAAGCGACTAGGTATCAAAGTCCCTGAGACAGCCAGTATTGAAATCAGCACAAGTGCCACGGGCTTTGATAACCAGAAAGATATCGATGCCTTGATTGCTGGCTTGAACAGTGGGGCATTACCCCCGGCAGCTTTCATTGCCGAGCTACAGCGCAGGAAGATACTGGACCCGGATGCTGTGATAGTGATCAAAGAAAAGGACATGGACGAAGGCGATGACAGGGAGTTTAATATGCTCCTCCAGGCTGTGAAAGCTGGCATCGTTTCTAAGCAAACGGCACTGGAAATCATGCTGAAGTGCGGATGGATTGGCCTAAAAGATGAGTCGAAAGACAAATCTAGTAGCTCTGAAGATGAAATGGATAGGCTAAAGAAAGAAACACCTACAATCAGCCGAGAAATACCCATGAGTAATGGTTTCGAGCGGCCCATCCAACAGGAAGGTCGCCCCGTATAATTTCAATGTTGCCGGGTAATAGCTTGCACATTACCCGGCAACTCCCTATATTACAGTTGTCCGAGGGATTCGGACCATCCAAAGGAGAATGCAATGCCATATGCGTTTCAACCCACCGTTCCTGACCTTACGGTAGTGCCAGAACCTTTTCAAGGTCTGTACTCCCCCCTGGAAGATGGATCTGGGTTCAAGATGGCACCAGAAGTATTTCAGCACCTCGACACATCGGGCTTGAATAAAAGCATAGCCGTCGAGAGAAAAAACAATACGGAGTTAAAGGGGATTTTGACAAAATACAAGCCATTGGGAGAAACTCCCGAGGAAGCACATGAAAAATATCATGCCCTCGAAGAGTTGGCCTCTAAGGGTGGCAAAGATGCGCAGGCTTTCGAGAAATGGAAGTCGGACATCCAAACGAAGGCTCAACAGGACATCCAGACCAAGGATCAAGAGTTGAAGAATATGATGGGCTCGCTGGAGGCCCATTTGGTTGACGCCGAGGCCGCCCAGGCTGTCGCGGCCCTCGACGGAAGCCCGCTGTTGCTGCTTCCGCACATCCGGTCCAGTGTCAAAGTCGTGAACGATTCTGGGAAATACACCGTGCGGATCGTGGATGCTGAAGGCGACCCCCGAGGAAATGGTTCGGGCGGCTATATGACAATCAAAGATTTTGTGTCAGAATTGAAATCTAAGCAGGACTTCGCGGGCGCGTTCAAGCCCTCGGGGAACACAGGGAGCGGGATGCGACCTGGAGCAGTAGGGCCAACTAACGGCGGGATGCCCGGGGGCCATCGAATCAAGAGAGAGGATCTCAAGGACACCGTGAAATATCGCGCTGCGCGGGCCGCAGCCGAGAAATCAGGGAACCCCATCGAGATCATTGATTAACCCCCTGAAGGCCGCTCATTGCGAGCACCCGCCTTCGCCCATTCTCCAAGGAGAGCGCCATGCCGCAGAGCCTCGGCTTCTACGATCCTTATTTCTATGCCCAAGAGGGCCTGATCCAGCTCGAAAAAGTGTTGGGCCTCGCCGGTCGCGTCCATCGCGGCTTCGACAAGAGCCCCCAGCAAAAGGGCTCGATCATCAACATCAAGACCCCCAGCGTGTTCACGGCTACCGATGTGAATACCAGCACTGGCGGCACCACTCAGGATGTCGTGTCTCCTGAAACCACCATCACCCTGAACCAGTGGAAAGAAGTCAAGTTCGGCCTCACTGACAAGGAATTGACTTTCACCGGCGAGCAAATCATCTCCGACCACATCCGTCCTGCCGCTTATGCGCTGGCCGATGCCATTGACCAGTCTATCGCGGGCCTCTACATCGATGTGCCCTGGGTCAAGACTTTGACCTCCACCGTGGCTCCTGCCGATTTGACCACCGTTCGCCAGCAACAGTTCGATCTGGCTGTGCCCCTCTGGGACGAAGCCAACATGCACTTCATGCTCGACGGCAAGGCTGAAATGGACCTCCTGAACAACGCAGCCTTCAGCCAGTACCAGGGCGCGGGCACGGATGGTATCGAATCCATGCGCCGTGGCTATCTGGGCCGCAAGTATGGCTACGAGCTGTTCGCCAATCAGAATACCCCCTACCACACCGCTGGCGGTGAGGCTGACGTGACTGGCGTGGCTTCTGCCGCTGCCGCCGGTGTCAAAATCCTCAACGTCACCTCGGTGACTACCGCTGCCGCCTTGAAGAAGGGTGACACGTTCACCATCGCTGGCCACACCCAGCACTATGTCCTGACCGCGAACAACACCGCTTCCGGCGGGACCATGACCGGCATCACTTTCGAGCCTGGTCTGGAAGTCCTCACCGGTGGTTCCGAAGTCCTGATCTTTGAAGTTGGCAGTGCGGCCTCCACCAAGAGGCAGTGCCTCGCCTTCCACCGCGATGCGTTCGCGCTGGCGATGGCTCCTCTGAGCGACATGGGCAACGCCCTTGGCGCTCGAATCGGCGTGGCTCAGGATCCGACCACTGGCCTGACTCTGCGCAGCCGGTTGTTCTACAACGGCGATACCTCCACCGTGAAGGTGGCTCTGGATGCTCTGTGGGGCGTGAAGACGCTCAACCGTAACATGGCTGTCCGAGCCCGTCACGCCTAGGGTTAGTTGACTAAAGGGGCGGGGCCACCTTCCACGGAGGGTGGCCCCGTTTTGCTAACCATTCGAGGAGTGAGCCATGTCTTACACAGGAACTATCGACTGTTCATCTTTCCCCCCGTACCCTCGCGCATCCGGGGCCGTGTCCTACCTTGTCACTTACCCCGGCAAGATCGGGGGCAAGGCTGGACGTTCCGTGAATGCGGGGGACGTGCTGACCACCGTTGCGGCAGTTGCCACGGGGAACCACGACACGGTGGGGTGTGATTGGACTTTGACTCCAGCTACAGCACTGACTCTGGCCACCGCTGAGGTGGACAAGATGGCCATTGCTGGGTTGGATTTGGACACAGCGGCCACGGGGACAGGTGCCCAGGTGCTGGCCAATACCCCAACTCTGATCACCCCTACCCTGGGTGCGGCTACAGCTACTTCAGTGGCTGCAACTACGTTCGATACCAATGTAGCTGCGGCGGGTGTAACTTTGGCC